TTCCCTACTCTTACTGTTCAGGATAACTACCCTAACGAAACACCATACAACATTTGTATTAAGGGACCATGGAAATTGCACATTAGCATAAATCTCTTTCCTGACTGGAAAAATGCTCTAAAGAATGATACACAAATCATTCTAGAGGAGGCAAATCTAACTACATACGACCTTCAGCGAAACACTTGGATGCTTCATGTATCTTATAGGGACTGTAAAGAGCTTATTGACTACTATATGGAGTGTATTGACGCTATTCCTGCTGGCAGTCGCCTACATGTCTATTCTGATGAGCCAGATATGTGTCGTGGCTTTATTGAAGCACTCACAGAAGACTTAGAAATAACAGTTACATGGTCAAAAGAAACGCGTAGTGTTGCTGTTCTCTACGAAATGGCCTACTGTACTGGGGGTTCAATTATTGGGAACTCATCCTTGGCTTGGTGGGGAGCTTTCTTTGCCCATAAGCGCGCCGTTAACATGGGCTTGAAGCCAAAGGCATTTTACTTAAAAAGTCTTAGACCGGCGCTTATCCCAGACTGGGCTACCGTTGTTTGAGGTTTTCGTAAAATTGAAGCTAGCTTCGCGCGCGCGTCTTTTTTACCCCCTAAACGCAAATGATTACTCCTCTCTGGAACGGTTTCGCTTACAAGCCTCACCAGGCCGTTGGCATCACATGGATGATGGAGCGCGAAACGCAACTCCCCTGTGGCGGAATCGTCTGCGATGAGATGGGCTTAGGCAAGACGATTGAGATGCTGGGGCTCATTAAGACTGATAAGAAGACAACGCACACGCTTCTCATTGCTCCCGTTGCTGTGCTTAATCAGTGGGCGGACACGGCGAAGAAGTCGAAGATTACGGTGCTGCGCCCCTCTGTCACTACTCGGCACGTCGCCTGGGAGGTAGATGGTATTGATCGCTTCAAGGCTCCCAAGCTCTATATCATTGGCTACGAGGCTGCGCGCTCAAAGCATGAGCTGCTCACAACTTTCCCGTGGGACCGCCTTATTTGTGACGAGGCGCACCGCATTGCTTCGGGCAACAGTTGCTTTCAGCTTGTTGACCTTCTTGTGGCACGCGCGCGCTGGCTCCTTAGTGCTACACCGATTGTGAATGGCATCGAAGACCTTGCGCACCTTTTCCAGATTCTCGGTGTGGAGAACCCCAAGCATGTTGTCGGCAACTTTGAAACACTTGCTCTGACGGCTAAGAAGCTTATTCTTGCGCGCTCAATGGACCAGCTGCGTGAAACGATTTCTGACGCGCCGCCAAAGTACGTAGTAAAGACAGTAAAGCTTCCCTTCCACACGGATGAGGAGGCAGAGTTCTACAAGGGCATGTCTGGTATTATTGTGCGCCGCTGGAAGGCACTTGACTCCGACGGTGCAGGAGCGCTCGGCAAGATTCAGCTCTTCATGAAACTGCGCCAGCTCAGCCTTCACCCGCAGGTCTACATTGATGCTCGCAAAAAGGCGCTCGGCAGTAACTATGAGCGCCCCGACTGGATTGGTAACTCCACAAAGTTCGAGGCGATTTGCTCAACGATTGGCTCTCAGATTGCTCAAGACGGGCACCCTCACAAGTGGATTGTCTTCTGCCACTTTCACCCCGAGATGGACCTTCTCAAAAAGATGCTTGAAAAGCAAAGCTGGTGTCGCAACGTTTCCATCTACAGTGGTGCACTTAACCATGTTGAGCGCGAGGAAGTTCTGAAGGCAACGCATGCGCCACTTCCCGATTCATCTATGACTGATGTTATTCTTATTCAGCTCCAGTCAGGCGGGACGGGGCTCAACCTCCAACACTTTGACCGAATCATCTTTACGGGTCCGTGGTGGACTCGCGCGCTTATGGAGCAGGCGATTGGGCGCGCCGTGCGTATTGGCCAGACACAGACCGTGGAGATTTACAACTTCGTCTTAAAGGAAGAGGAAGCCATTAATATTGATAGTAAAATGAAGGCGTGTGCAGACGAAAAGGGGGACCTTTGTGCACAGGTACTTCAAATGGCGTGCCGCGTTGACCGCGCTTTAGAAAATGAAAAAGAAGACTAGCCTACCTATAAGGATGTTAGTTGAGGTCTTTTTAACGCTGTGCGTACTATTTTTTATAAGTGTCTGGTTTTATAGCCAGCGTAGGGAGTCTATTGAAATTCTTCAGGTTGAATTTTCAAATTCTCTTCTTACCCTCCATGAACTTCTCCAAGAAAGTCAGCCAATTATTTTACGTGGATGCCCCTTTCCTAAAATTCTCACTCGGATGAAATTATCAGAAGTTCCACGCCTAAATGAATTTCCCCTACGCATTGGCAGTTCAACCACCTTGGAAACCTATAGAAACCATACAGGAAATACATTTCCGGATGATCAGGCAGTGGGAATACCTATTCTAGATACGTCATTGAGTCGTACACTTGCCAAAGAGCTCGCAATGGATACATGGGTCAATCATACATATAGTGAATTTATTACTGAATTATCTGGCTATTTTTCTATTTTCAAGTCTACACGGATATCTACAATTCTTGGTGGTTATGGAATGGTGCGCCCAACATCATTGTACACATGTATTCTTGTAACGGAAGGAACATATACAGTGTCATTGGTAAATAAACGTTCGGAGCAATTTCTTCCAAGTGCATGGACCTACAGATATCCGCCTAGCCTTACTGTGAATGACACGCCCCTTGTAGGAGAAATACAATTCATTGATATAATTTTAAGAGCTGGTACAATGATTATTATACCTTGTCACACTATCTATAGTATATGTCCTAAAAGTATTGATAGTTTTCATGCAGCAACAGTAATTGAGCTTGATTCGCCTATTTCAAATCTTGCTCACCTTTTTTGAAATGGCGTGAATTTCACCCTACAATAGCTAGTTTATAAATGTAAATCTGAATCCCTTTTTCAACGTACAAATATGTCTTACCAGTTAACACATCTTCTGGTACATCAATTTCTGAGCAAATGGGGTCTCCGTCCGAATCTCTTATTTGCTCGGCAACCGTCTCTGCGTGCTTTTCCTTAACTGCAGCTGCAGCGGAAGGGAATGATGTATATACCTTTTCATATGGATCCCCATTTTCAATAACAACATACACTGAAGACATTTTTATATTCCTGTATGATTATACACAAGTTTCAATTTTTGCAATACACGGTACCGTGTTGTGCTACAGCAAAGTACCCCCCATGGGGGGTACTTAACTTTGGCACTTGCCGTTATACGGAATCTAAAATTGATAAGGATTAGGGGCAAATGCGTATTACCATGAAAATTACATACACACCTTCAGACGATTCATCTTCAGATGAAACATGCTCTATTAGTGAAGACCTTACGTATCTTCAGCAAGAAATTACGAATTTTGAACCCGTTTTAGATGAAATTCAAGAAAAGCTAGTGCGTATAGAAACTGATATGCGTACTATTCACGGCTTCTATCCTGCAAATGACGCTGTAAAAACATGGTGTGAGTCTGAAAATCTTATAGCCCCCTTTAGCTTAGAAGATTGGGTAAAGATTGTTCTACAGAAAGCAATAAAAAAGGACCTTGATAGCCGAATGCTTACGTTTGAAGATGGGGCGCTGTGGGGCTCTAAGGTGAGCCTGTTTGACCTTTTACGAGGGGCTACTGTGTGGTTTTATTACCGCTAAATACTTATTTTAAGTATTTAGCTCTGATGACTAGAACTTTAGTACTACCGTGTTGTGCTAAAGTTAAGTACCCCCTAAAAGGGGGTACTTAATATTGCCTACAACCCTATGATGGCAAGTATGCTACAGCAAAGTACCCCCCAAGGGGGGTACTTAACTTTGGCACTTGCCGTTAGACGTTACCGCTAAGTTACCGTCAAGTACTTCCTGACATGATTATCAGTAACAACAAATGGGGCAGTTAGGGTCAATGAAAAGGCAATAAGAATAATATAGTTAAGACCAATCAAAATCTTACTACACGTGCTAGGATATGGAGTACGCTGTTTTGTTACACGTGGATATTTAGAAATACGCAACGAAGGCTCACGAAAATTCACACGGGGCTTCATGGCAAGACGGGCTGAGCGACGAGGAGGCATGTTTCTGTAGTAAAGACAGGGGTAGGTGACCGATCAATTTTTAATCGGTTTTACCGTGTTGTGCTACCGTGTTGTGCTGTTCTTCTTTTTTACTGGGTGTTCAAGATAATAGTAGGGTTTGACTGCCGTCCATTCGATTGTATCTTTTATGCTAATATGATACTTAAATGGGTTCTTCTCTAGAACAGCCAATATATCATTCGCAATTCCACATAGAGTCTTTTTTACATACTTTGATGCCTGACTGGTTTTGAACTCAGGTGAATCTAGACTACTGTATCCCTTCGCTTTGCTAATAAGAACTTTGCGAAAGTTCTCGTTATGCACAGCAGGAAGATAGTAATTCAGTAATGCCCTGTATGTTGCTAATACTGCTCGGCTATGTTGCACACCCGATGTTTTCTCTACCTTTTGTAGAGAACGTGAGATGATTGATGTAGATAGCTTTACATGGAAGGAAAGAACTTCTTTCTTCTTTAATGGTGTGCGAATGTAATCATGCCTAGGCATGCAAGCATTCACAGCATTGCGCTCATCGTAGTTCAGAAAGGGGAAGATGACGTCGCGGATAACATCTAGCGGGCAGATTTCAAAGAAGTGCATTTCTGTGTGTAAGCGTCTTACACTCTACTTAAACCTTCAATTTTTAGAGTGACTATAGCGTGTTGTGCCGTAACTTAAAGTTTACTATACATAATTCATAATGAAAGTATGTGTTACCCTTGTAGGTGTATCAAGACCATCTTTTACACAGGTTCGTTCTAATATAGAAAAGAATATTGAATATTTTACTAGAAGCTATCCAAATCACACCTTTATTTTCATTGTTTTAACCTATAAGAATACAGTGTATAAAGAGCTTAGTAGTTTTTGTAATGAAAAAAACATACAGTGTGTATTTATAGAGCCTATTCAAAATAGTGACTTTATATTTCCAGTAAAAGTTCCAAATGCGTATCGTTTAATGTATTCTATGAACACTGTTATGAATTATGTGCCAAATTATGTAGATTGTGTTGTTCGTGTGCGTCTAGATGCGGAAGTCCTACAGTTAGAGCTGAAACCTATTGAGGAAAATATATACTACAGTTTGAAAGAATCTAATACAACCTGTGCAGATAATATTGGGTATGGCTCATATAAGGTAATGCGAAATGTATGGAAACATGAACATTCCCTATTAAATGGCACGGGAAATGAAGACGTTTTGTATTCTGCAATAGAGAAGTGTAAGTATAGCATTAAAGATGTGAAATTTCATTACAAATTATATCAATCTAATGATGTATTTTGCGACGGCGTTCCTCAATGGTCACGACGGTCTAGAGAGTGGATATATGATGGGAAAGAGTATATAAAAAGGGATATATAACGGCAAGTGCCGAATTTAAGCACTCCTCTAGGAGTGCTTAAATGTAGCATACTTGCCATTATAGGGTTGTAGGCAATATTAAGTACCCCCTTTTAGGGGGTACTTAACTTTAGCACAACACGGTAACGTGCTAACGCCAGTCTAAACTCCTGTAGATACTATTTATAGAATGACAGTAGATATTAATATAGATAAACACGGCGTAGTATTAATATGCCACGGAGATTTTACAGTGTCTATACCCTTTTATCATACATTAACCTATCTTCGCCCGTCTTGCTACACAGTAGGGAAATATCGACTTCATCCGTCGTCGTGGTGGATTGTATGTGACACGGCTTATACAACGCCGTGTGAAATTCGTTGTACAAATGATACTGGTGAAATGATTCTTTCATATCATAATGGTGATACAACCCTATGTGTACCGATTAGTTGTAAAGAGGCTACCAAGCTTTTTTATGAATTAGAAAAATCGCTTTTGGCACTTTCGAAAAGATGCTCAGTAAAAAAAGACCCCGTGCGTATGTTTGTTCCAACAGGAATGGAAACACAGTTTCGTGTGAAACCGCTTGAATTTATCATTCCCTACGGGTTTGAACCGGCAATTAAGCCTAGACTTTTTAGTGTAACACGCTAGTTCCATTATTTTATTTCTTGTAATTTAATAATGAGGAGAAGGTTAAAGGGAGGAGCTACAACAACTCGACGCGCTACAACAACTCAAATTCCTACAACAACTCGACCTCGCTTTATAATAAGAGCTTCAACAACAACACAGCGAACAACAACACGACCTACAACAACGCGGCCAACAACAACACGACTACTAACAACGACTATGGCTCCGACTACAACATTGGCTCCGACTACAACACTGGCTCCAACTACAACTGTCGCTCCGACTACAACAGTCGCTCCGACTACAACAGTCGCTCCAACTACAACACTGGCTCCAACTACAACAATGGCTCCAACTACAACACTAGCTCCGACTACAACACTTGCTCCGACTACAACAGTTGCTCCTACTACAACACTGGCTCCAACTACAACTGTCGCTCCGACTACAACCCAAGTACCAACAACAATTGCTCCGACTACTAGTCAAATAATAAATGGATCTACTACAACAAATAATTCCGCTGCTTTTACGGTTGCTATTGGTATGACTGGGGGTTCTTCTATACTTATGTACTCGTATGATGGAATTAATTGGACTAAATCTCCTTCAGTAAATGTATTTGTTCATGGCTTCTCTGTAGTGTATGATAACTCTATGTGGATTGCGGGCGGTCGTGGAACAACTAGACTAGCATATTCATTAGATGGAATTAATTGGAATAAGTGTATAATACCATCAACATACACATACGGTGAAGCACCCAGAAAAATTATATGGAATGGAACAGTGTGGGTTGCAAATACCCTGTATTCATATGATGGAATTAACTGGAATATTTCTTCATCAGCAGTTAGCATTTTTAGTAGACAACTTCAAAATCCATCAGGAGGATTTTATACTGAGGAATTTCTAAATCCAGTATGGAATGGTACTTTATGGGTTGGTGTAGGATATAAGATAGCTTATTCATATGATGGAATAAACTGGACGCAGTCTAATATTACTACAGGTTCATATGGAGATGTAGTATGGAGTGGATCTCTATGGGTTGCTGTAGGAACAAATATACTCTATTCAAATGATGGAATTAATTGGAGCCCGTGCAATTTTACACCACCATTTTTAAGTTTTTTATTTGGTCCAGTTGCATGGAATGGCTCTTTATTTCTTGTAGCTTATCCTATTTCAAACATTTATCAAATAGCATATTCATATGATGGAATTAATTGGAATACTTGTCTAACAAATCCTACTAATATGAAAGCAATTTATTCACTTACATCAAATGGCTCGATGTGGGTTCTTGGAGGTACAACTGTTGGAGGTAGGAATGAGGGATTATGCTATTCAACTGATGGAATTAATTGGAATAATATAAATATTAGAATTCCAGTAATTCAATTATCAACAACAACTCAAGTGTCAACAACTCAACTCTTAACAACAACTACCACCCGAGCTCTTGGAATTGCGATTACATCTTGGAAAGTCATATATAATGGTTCAATGTGGATTGCTGGTCAATCACGAACAGTTGGATTATTATTGTGGAAAAGAATTTCGTATTCTTATGATGGAATAAACTGGGATTTAACTCCAGATGATATAAAAATGATACCCCAGGATTTTGCATTTAAGACTATTTCTCAAGAAGAGTTAGCAATGGTAACAACAGTTGCTCCAATAACAATACAAGCTGGTTCATTAGCCACTTCTATAGATGATTGGAACACCTCAAAAAAATTATCTATTGGTAAAATTTTTAAAAACTTCTATCCTCCAAACCAATTAGTTTTTAATCCCATTTTTATTGAAGGGCAAAAAAATACGGTGGACCCTAATGGTAAATTATTACTCGGTGCTAAAATAAGTTCGACGGCTTTGCCTACAGGTACAACTATAGTTAGTTATAGATATGATTATAGTAATGGTGCATCTGTTCGTAATGTAATTTATGCTGATTTATCAAATCCTCCAAAGAATTTCACTGATTTTGATGTAGCATATATGGTTTCATTAGCAGAATCAACAAGTACAGGAACAATTGCTGGAGGATTTAGAAAAAAACAAAAGACTGTGAAAAAAAGAACTAAAGGTAAAAAGCGCCTATTTTTATAGAATTTTAAGAACAGTTAACGGCAAGTATGCTACATTTAAGCACTCCTAGAGGAGTGCTTAAATGTAGCATACTTGCCATCATAGGGTTGTAGGCAATATTAAGTACCCCCTTTTAGGGGGTACTTAACTTTAGCACAACACGGTACTTATTAATTCTAGATTACGAGAAGTAGCTATAGCAAGGCTGCGCGCTTACAGCAGACTTAGACCGCGTACAGAATGCTGGTGGGCGGTCAGCCTGTGAAATAGGAATTAGTGGAGGAAGGTCAGCAAAGTCATCCTCAGCGCAATCACAGTCCTCGCATTCATCGTCCTCATCCTCATCCTCCTCATCCTCATCGTCCTCATCGTCCTCATCCTCATCCTCCTCATCGTCGTCATCCTCCTCATCAACCTTCGTATCATCATTCGCCATAAAGGCGATTACCTCGGCAGGCGCAAGAGTTACAGGTGGGTTTGTCAGCACAACACTCAGAAGTGCATAGATATCATCTAGTGCCGTTGGGACATCCTTGATGTCAACCATAATAGGAGGCATTGCTGGAGCAGTAACCTGCATACACTTGAATGGTAGTGTATCCCAGGCTAGAAGATTCACCATACGCGTGAATGCATCATACACCTCGCGCATGGTATCAATATACATGACATGGTGCTTCTTTAGCGCGGGGTCATGATAGTTCCAGACATACACGTTATTCACCCGCTTTAGGTCAAGCGTGTGGTCCATCGCGGGCGTCGCGTTATCATTTAGAATGAAGCGAATCTCAACAAACGGATACTTCATCTCTTCTATACACTCTAAGGGGAGTCCGCGTCCGTCAATTTTTAGCCACGGCACGAAGCCGCCCGGGTCGCGGTAAAATTGAGTATGACTGTACTATATATATTATATATACACATTACATGCATACTAAACCCTTTCTAAAATGGGTAGGTGGAAAGACACAGATTATTAATTCAGTTCTAGAGCGTATTCCCGAAACACTTGTGAATTATCATGAGCCCTTTCTGGGAGGTGGCTCAGTTCTTCTTGCTGTCTTATCGCGTAAAAGGCCCACCGGCTCTATATATGCCAGTGATGCCAATAAACGTCTTATTCAACTTTATAAAGATATACAATCAAATCTTGATGAGTTTCTTGGTGAATGTAAAAGCATTTTAGATGAATACAAGCAGTGTCCCATTCAAAATGGTGTACGTAATGCTAAAACCCGTGAAGTGGGAATGACTTCTACGGAATCATATTACTACATGTCGCGGTTTGAATATAATCGGCTATGTAGTGAAGGTTATGATACTATTCGTATATCGGCACTGTTCCTATTCTTGAATAAGACCTGTTTCCGTGGAGTATATCGCGAAAATAGTCACGGTGCCTTTAATACGCCATACGGGCATTATAAAATACATGAGTTTTATGATGAAGCAGCGTTAAGAAACGTATCAGCCCTTATCCAAGGCGTTAGTTTTCAACATCAACCCTTTGAAGCATCATTAGCACGTATTTCTCAAGATGACTTTGTGTACATGGACCCTCCGTATGTTCCTGAAACGGCTACATCCTTTGTAGGATATAATGCCGATGGCTTTCCTGCCGAAAGTCATAAAAAACTGTTTGATATTTGTAAGGCGCTTTCATGCCGCTTTCTTCTAAGTAATTCAGATGTAGTTCTACTTCATACAACATTTCCCGCACCATATATTGTCGAGCGGATTCCTGTTCGGCGGGCGATTAATTCGCTAAGACCTGGGGCTACTACAAATGAGGTGCTTATTAGAAATTAAATTTCTGCATCTGAATCTGGAAAACTACTATCAATGGCATTATCTTTCGAACGCCCGATGTAGTTGAATTTCATATCATAGACCTTATCATTTTTATAGTTAATGTAAACAGTTCTTCCATCGAGCGTAGTCTTTTTTACATTAACTGTAACAACATTTGATGGAATAATAGGTGTGATATCTGAAATTTTTCCTACATGGGTTACTGATGATTTTACTGATTTAAGAAATGGCTTAGGTGTTGATTTAGGAGTTGTTTCTACTTTTGTCACTGTGTCTACATTTGAAACTGTTTCTACCTTTGACACTGTCTTTTTTGCCATTCGCTTTGCTACAGGTTTAATAGGCTCTAATGGCTTTACGGGCTCTAATGGCTCTAATGGCTTTAATGGCTCTAATGGCTTTACAGGCTCAACAACCTTAACAGTTGCCACAGAGGCTTTTGTTGCACGCTTAGCCTTTACAGGTGCTACATCTAAATCCTTTTTCTTAGGCATCTCTACAGATGGACATTCTCCGTCTTTATGTGTAGCGTTATAGGCATTTTCAGACCGTTCAAATACATCTGGAGATAATTCATACCCCTTTGTAATCTGCTCTAGATACCAAACACCCTTATAGAGTCGACTCCAATTTGGAATCGGCTCTAGAATAGTTCCATGAAGAAGAGAGCCTTGATTAGGAATATACTTTGCTCCACGCTTTTCAATTGATGCTAGTGTAGCGTCGCGCTTATGAGTACAAAGTCCGCAAAGTGTTTTTTCCGTGACTTCAGAGCAACGTTTTGGCAAAAGATACAGAAGTGGCTTATTCCGGTGAAGTCGCGGACCGGTTGTAAAATATACTTCATCTTTTGCTGGAATACGTCCGATGCACTGCATAGTTTTTGGTACTTAATTTTGTACCACACAGACATCTCAATTTTCTTACCTCTAAGTATAATGTCTGCCTTTCACCTACCTTTTGAGAAGGAGCGCACAAAGCGTTCGTACATTGCTACGGCGGCCTTTAGCACGGGTTTCTACTCGTATGATAAGACGGGAACGGCTTTAAACCCGGTGTACACGCTAAATGCTGGCGCCGCCGGCACATCTGGGGCCACGGTTGGAAACTGTACGGTGGGGCGTATACTACGTGAGAACGGTCGCAAGCTTTACCCTGGCGGCGCCTACCCTGGTGTAACAACGCTCATGGTTGGCGTGTTTTTCACGGACCAGTCTGGCCCTGCTAATACCTTTGTAAGTGGCTACATTAACCCGAACTCATCGTTATTTGCCGTGTTCAGCACGGACAAGCCAGTTGAGGTTGTTGATGGAACGGATGCAGCCAATTCGCTTGTAAACAGAGGTCCGTCTGTGTATACGTCTGGCACTGTTACGGCGGTTGGAAGTGTTACGGCGGCTGCTCTAAATCTTACAAACTATACGGATACGGCAAATCCGTCACTTGCTGGTGCTGCAACTGTAGGATTAGCCACACTCGCTAGCGGTACTGTTACTATAAATACAACTGCTGTAACAGCAACTTCCAGAATTTTCCTAACGCGCAGAACACTTGCTGGAACAGTAGCAAATACAGGAGCAATTCTTGTTGTTGGTACTATAACAGCAGGAACCTCATTTGTTATCAATAGTTTTGTTGTTGCTGGAACTGCTGCTAGTTCAGATAACGGGACTGTTAACTGGCTAGTAATCAATTAATAATTCTTAAGCGTCCGCGCCGACGGGTCAGTTGTATCAGACCATAACGGCATCCACATATACGGTATTACTGTTGCCATACCTGGATAAAACCCCTCAAAAATACCCCTATAATAACACATCTCAGGAGTTACTGGAGGATTATGCACATACTTCACCAGTACCTTCTCTAAATCCACTGCCCGTGTAGCCATTTCCTGGGCAAGTAAATACCACGGCTTATCCCCACTTACACCGTCACTAAAGGCCTCCTTCCGACGCCAAAGGACCTCCCGTGGAAGTGTGACACCATCGTCAAACGCCCGACGTAGAATCCACTTTTCTGGAATAGCCGCTGTTGGCTGCCGATACTCTAATGGGACTTGTAATACAGTCTGGACAAAGGTCTTATCTAAAAAGGGTGTACGTGGCTCCAAGCCGTGCGAGGAAATCGACCGGTCACTCCGTTGAACATCAAACATGTGAATATCTTTGAGAAGTCGTAAAACCTCATCGGCGTATGCCCTATATGATGGCGCTCCAAACATATAGAGATACGAGCCAAAAAGCTCGTCAGCTCCATCCCCATTGAAAAGTACCTTACAATCGGAATTGCTAGCCACCGCTTTTGCTACAAGCCAATTTCCAACCGAGGCACGCACCGTTGTTGTATCATAGGATTCAACATCCTTAATGACATCTGGAATGGCCTTGAAAAAGTCTTCGGCCGTTAATACAATTTCAGTATGGTCTGAGTGAATCCATTCTGCCACTTTCTTAGCGTGTAAGAGGTCTGATGACCCCGCCATTCCAATAGAAAATGTTTTAAGAGGCGGGGCTTTTGCCTTACGTAGCTCTTCTGCCAATAGGGATGCTATTAGGCTACTGTCTAGGCCACCCGATAAAAGGGCTGCTATAGGGCGCTCCGTTAGCATCCGCTTTTTGACGGCACTAATAAGAGCTTCCTTAATGGCTAGTGAGGATGCTTCCACTGATGTAAAGGCAGGAAGGGGATTCACTACGATTGAATGGTACGTTGCTGAGTGTATAAGGGTGCGCGTAGATATATCGTAAACTTCAAAGGTCCCAGGCGTAAATGGAGTAACTGTACTGCAAAGAGGCGTCAATGCTTTGATTTCACTGGCAAAAAATACCTGCTCTTCCTTTACGCGCGTGGCATTGTAGACCGTACGCGTACCCTTATACAGGGGACGTACACCATAAGGATCTCTTGCTATAATGGCGTATCCGTGGCTATAGTCAATGATTGCTGTAGCAAATACACCGTCAAGGGAATTAAAAAGATTGGCAAGTGTTTCAAAGGGTTTTCCAGCAAAGTGCTGATAA